CAATAGGCTGCAATGACTGTGAGTGCTACGCCATTGACGGAAACAGCATGAAAGTCCACGATCTGTGCCATAAGTTTTTGTTGAAACGTACATTGCCATCATTGTCTCCTGTGTGAGCAAGACACGCAGAATTTATAGAGCGGGATGAGCGTCAGAGAGGCCGCTGGAAACATTATTTATCTGTAGGGTTTTTATAGCCGGGCTTTTTGTAGTTGGCCTGGCCTGGAATGGTGGCCCGTACACCACCCACGGGATCTGTCACATCCCCGGCCCTGCGCGGTATGAGATGCACGTGCGGATACATCACGGTCTGTCCGGCTTCGGTGCCCATGTTGATGCCGATGTTGAAGGCATCACAGTCACCGCGACGCACCATGGCCGTGCCGCGGATCAAGGCCATGCGGAACGCTTCTGTGATGTTGTCAATGGCGTCATATTCCGGCACAAACAAGAGATGACCTTCAGTCACAGGATAGCGATCCCGGAACACCCGGATGCCATTGAGATTGAATTCCAGATCATCCCAGGGTGCCACACCTTCCAATTGGGCCTGATTCAGGCTGTAGTGATTCAAAAACTGGTTCCGGGGTTCCGGCATCAAAATTCCTTGCGATAGTTAAACTGGATCCTGTAACTGCCCTGCTCATTTACCGCGGCCGATGCCACCACGCTGTCCTCATGATGGCGCCAGCGATACTGGGCACCCGCGAACATCACGGGTTCATTCCGGATCGCAGTGCTGTGCTTAGTATACTGTATCTTGCCCTGCGGGTCAATACCAGTGGGCAAGGTCATTGACATCGATCCAGAAACAATGGTGGGTTGCACTCCACCGTAGATGCTCCAGGTCTGGTCTTGCCAACCTGCCATGGCCGACGCGCTCCACAGCGGAGTGATAGAGTCGATCAGGCCAGATTGGAAGTTTGTGGTGGTCTGCATCATGCTGGCCTGTGCGAACACGCCGTTTGACCAGCGCCGTCCCACTGTGGTGTCTACCATCACACTGTCTTCGATACGGCCAAACACGCCCGAAAAACTCATCCAAGGACTGCCCGGCATGCGGGCTATGCCCAGATTGAAGTCCCAGTCTTCAGTAAGGCCCATGCGCCGTGTGCTCACAGAGGATGCGAATCGATCCGATGTACGGCCCGTGACACTCAAACCCAGACTGTGCATGGTAGCATCACCCACCAGGCGGCTGCTCCAGTTCTGTTCAGGTTCTGCGGCCGATAAGATTTGGTCAGCAGTGAAACTCACAGCGGGCTGATCCATCAAGGAGAGATCCACCCGGAAGTCTCTGCCCAATTGGTCCAGGGCCGTGATGTTGCGGAGGGCCACAGCGTTGAATCCTGGGACCGAAATGTGTCCCTGCAGGACCTGGCGCTGCCCAGCAATGTCCAAGGCCAGATCTCCCACGGGTGACCAGATGCGTTCGAGATCGATCACGGCCACGCCATCCACAAACGAGGTAGCAGTCTGGGCCAATACCTCGTTGGCTTCGGCTGCGCTCATCCAGGGCCATATCTGTTGCAGTGCTGCCACAGTGGCCGGGGCCGAAACAGTGCCCGTGCTGCCTATCAGGCTGAGGTAAGTGGCCATTTGTGCTACACCATTCTGTTCATACTCTACAGTTGAAAATAGATACACATTGCCGCCGGGACCACGCACCACAGAGATTGGATGCACCGTGCCGGCACCAGGGGTAGATGCCTTGATCTGATTGGCAAAGTCCTGGAACACAGAGGCATGGCTTTCAACAAACTTACCTTCTACTGTGCCCAACAACACTGCCGTGGTTTGGTCCGAGTTGATGCCAAAGTTGGCATTGCTCACCAGGATGTCCAGGATGCCGTCATTGTTCACATCCATGACCACGGGATTGTATGTGATGCTCCGCTCGTGTGTGTAGCCCACCAGCGTGGCATCAGTGACATCCACGAACACTCCACCGCCGTCATTGCGCAGGAACTGTATCTCGCTGTAGCCATTGGTGAGACCACGACCTTCCAGTGTAGAAAACACGATCACATCCATGCGTCCATCACCGTTGAAGTCCATGGACACATTGCGCACAGCATGCGGTGAGATGGTGTTGGCTGCCCTGACCGCGTCCCACTTGGAGAGATAGAATCTATCGGCCGGCAACCTGGCCAGTTCTGTGAGTTCCAGTTTGCCCGCAGAGATCTGCCAGGCGTACAGTTTGGTGTCATGATTTTCGCTACCAAACATGGTGCCAGGGGCGTCAGTTAGCACTATGGTCTGGGTGCCATTGCCAAGATAGTCTGCCACTGAGATACCAGCACCGCCACCGAACCAATCGGATCGATACACAGTAAACGTACCAGCCGCGCTGCCAAAAGCCACCGCAGGCCGCAGATTCGCGATGTCAGTCACAAACACATCTGCGAAGCCGTCGGCATTGAGATCAGTGACGATGCTGTCGTGCGGATTCACTGCCCCAAAATCTAGGGTCTGGCGCGTGAAAGTGCTGTTGCCATTGTTGAGATACACAGTGCTGGGCGCCATGTAGGCCTGGGTATCTGTAAATGCCGCCACGAACAAGTCTGTGCGGCCTGAGCCTCGGAAATCACCAAATCGTACGGTGCTGCCACCGGTGTTTACGTTTTCACCTGGCGCAAACCACCGGGTAGTCTCGTTGCTAAAATCACCGGTGTTCCAGCCATAGATCTGTAGGGCGCTGGGTTGCCATGCGGCCTGTGTCTGGGCCCACCCCACGCTCTGCACTACTACTTCCTGCGCGGCATCACCGTTTAGATCACGAGCATATACTTCTGTGTTCGGGGAAAGATAGGTGCTGCCTGTGAGGGGCTGGAAATGGTTCACGCGCACCGGTGCATGATATGGTACATCACTTCTCACAAACCCACCCAGGGTGGCTGATGATCCACCTCCCCCACCACCGCCACAGGCAGAGAGACTGATGCTGACAGCCACGGCCAAACTGGTTCGACGAAATTGCATGATCGCTCCTAGATCACGGACATGATGCTAGTATAACGAGATCCGGAATTTCTGGTCAACCGGGGTTATCTGGGTGCGAAATCCTGTTGCAGTTTGATATTGTCCATGAACTCTTTTTTTACTGCCGGATCGGCTAGAAAAGCACCTTTGAGAACCGTGGTCTGGGTAAGGCTGCTATGGGCCATGATGCCGCGATTTTCACAGCATCCATGTTGCGCCTGGATGTATACACCGACGTCCTGGCTTTCGGTCACTTTCATGATCTCACGAGCGATGTCGTTGCAGAGTTCTTCCTGTAAGGTACCACGACGGCTGCACCACTGTGCGATGCGTGTGTATTTGGAGAGTCCTATGAGTTTTTCTGCAGCCAGAATGCCAATATAAGCAACGCCAACAACGGGTTGGTGATGATGACTACACATACTGCGAATTTCACTGCGAACCACAAGCATGCCCTCATAGCGGTCCTCGCTGTCGTTAGGGAATGCTGTACAATCGGGTGCTGGATCATATCTACCCTCCATTATCTCGTTGAAGTACATCTTGGCCAAGCGTCGTGCTGTGCCTTTGCTGTTGGGGTCGGTCTCGCGATCGATTAGTAGCCGGTCCAACACCAGTTCGAACGCTTCGGTGGCTTCGTCGATCAAGACCCGTTTCATTTCCGGATACACATAGTCCGAGACATTGTCTCCGGCCCAGAATCGTTTGCCTTGGGCCCGCATGTTGGCGCGGATGGCATCACTGAGGTAGGTGCCTTTGGTGTCTTTGGGTTGGGTGTATTCGTTGAATTTTGCTACCATTCGTTGTTCTCCGAGTTAGGGCGGTGGATTGCCAAAGTTAATTGTAAATGATATCTAGATAAATTCCAAGTCTTTGTGGTCTACTATTATCTTAGATCTTATCTTTTTGGTAGTAAACGTAGTAGGGATATCTTCTACTATTTTCATAATTTTTGGTATCATGTGTGGGTCCAGATGGTTTGATAAAAACTGCCTCAAATCTCCCACTGTCAGTCCTTTTGATGATTCGGTTAGAACTATATTTGCCACTAATATTTTTCGGTGTTGTGGTCCTATTACAATAGAAACCATGCACTCTTTGACAGAATCATGATTTAAAATCATGTTTTCAACATCAACTGGCGATACAAACAGTCCATTAATTTTATCACAGTCGTTTTTCCGACCAACATATCTGATCCTACCATGTTCTAATTTTTGAACAAGGTCGTTAGTTTTATACCATCCATCTTTGAAAGCATTTGCAGTAGCCACATAGTCATCAAAGTACCCTATGGCGCAGGTAGGACTTTTGATCATTAGTTCCCCTATAGCACCTATACCAACTTCATTCTCGAGTTCATCTACTACTTTGATTTTGATACCTTTCCATGGTTTTCCCAGGGTTCCACTCATGTTATCGTCGGGAGTATTTCCAATAACACATATTATTACTTCTGACATACCTATAGAATTCAAAACAGTTTTAGAATATTTTTTAAATAACCTAGCCTCTAAATCATCCGACAGGTGTTCCCCACCGGATACCAACACTTCTACAGTGGAGAGGCCCGCTGGATCCAGTGTTGATCTCACTAAAGACGACAGCACAGTTGGTGTAGAAAAAAGATGTGTAACTTTATCGGCCTGCGTCGTTGACATAATCCTGTTGGGCGACGGAACGTGCTTGGTCAACACTATTTTATAACCAGAAAATAATCCATATAGCACATTGAACAATCCGTATTGGAAACTGAGTTTAGCAGTGCTAAACACAACTTTGCCCGGATCGTTTCCATATGTATTCTTTAAAATGTCAATGGATTGGCGCATTGAACTATGTCGATGCATGACAGATTTTGGCATATTGCCTGAGGTGCCAGAACTTGACAACCAAAGACTCTTGTGATCGTGATCTACATCTACTGGGTCTGGAATGGAGGCTGATGGCGATGTGTGTTTGTCAAATGTCAAGATACCTTCTGGGACTGTGTAATCAACATCCGAGTCATAAGATAACCAGGTAGCGCTGGTTATGTGTGCTGTATGTGTTACCCGTGCCGGCGAACAATTCCATGGTAAAAGTATTACTCTACCGCCTAGATAGATTGTAGCAAAAAAATCAATCAACCATTGAGAACTGTCTGGTCTCATGAAAATCACTCCATCATCTGATTGTAAACCCAGGGCTTGCATGATTTGTATTCTGTGCAGCACACACTGTTTAAGTTCTCGATAAGTCAGCATGATTTCATCATCCTTGATTGCCGTAGAATCAAAGCATTGATTGGTAATGATGCTGTCAAAAAACTCTTTTGTAAAATTCATTTGATTACTTTCAAGGCGTATTTAGAATTTAGTGCTGCCAGTAAAGTAATTATTCCCAATCCAATCATCAACCAAGTTAACGATGATAGGTCGCCACTCGAAGTCATCCAAATGGCCAAGGGCGGTACGATTCCTCCACCAATTGCTGCGGCAATCTGGCATCCGAGACTGGCACCAGTAAATCTTATCTTGGCTGGAAAAATTTCTGTTAGATAAGCAGCCAAAGGTGCCATCATCAAGGCGTTGCCTAACACCATTCCCAGTACTATGCCTGGTAAAAAATAACCCGAAGATAACATCCAAAAGATTGGCCAAGCCATTACAACTGTCATGATAGACCCCAAAATATAAATGTTGGATCTTCCCACTCGATCACTGATACTTCCAAACAAAGGGATAGCTATCAAGTTAATGGCGCTGGCAATCAGAACAGCACCCATCGCGTCGGATCTTGAAAGGTCTAGATTCTGCACAGCATACATCACCATGAAAACACTGAGTAAATATGCCCAAGTCACCTCAGTTATTTTTAACCCAATACCAGTGATCAAGGTGCCAGGCCTTTTCAGAGTGGCAACAATTGGAAAAGCCACTGTGCGGTGTTGTTTTTGTATGTCTAGAAATTCCGGAGTCTCTGATATTTTCTTTCTGGTGTAGTGCCCAATCAATACCAACACCAAACTCAACAAAAATGGCAAGCGCCAACCCCATTGCATCAATTGATCATCTGGTAACAAGGTCACCAGATAAAAAATACCCGAGGCCATGAGCAAGCCAGCTGGATATCCTACCTGTACAAAACTTGAATAAAAACCTCGATGTTTTTTGGGAACACTTTCTAAAATAACAGTGCTAGCGCCTCCCCATTCCCCACCGAATGCAATACCTTGAAGAAGCCTAAAAACTACCAATAATACCGGAGCCCAAAAACCAATTTGTGCGTATGTTGGTAACAGTCCAATGAGAAAAGTACTGATGCCCATTAACAGCATAGTGGCCATAAGGGTGTTCTTTCTCCCGTATCGATCGCCAAAATGTCCAAATAGCACCGCACCCAATGGTCTCGCAATAAATCCCAATGAAAATGTCATGAGAGACAACAGGATTCCACTGATGGGATCCACACCAGGAAAAAACAATTTACCAAACACCAGAGCAGCCGCAGTTCCAAATATCAAAAAATCGTACCATTCAAACAGCGTACCAAATGCGCAGGCAAAAACCACTTTTTTTGTGGCACTGGATTCGGGTTTCATGCCGGTCCTTACATTATATTATAGGACAATGATGTTTCATCATTGATTTTTCGATTACCAAAATAGGTGCCTGATGTGTCAATGGGGCGATTTACTGCGCTATTCAACAAAAAATTTGTCCAGGGCGGAATATCTAGTTTCAGCGGTGGTTTTGGTACGAAACTGCTGCGAAGTCCCACTACAGAACCGGTACCAAGATTGGTGAAACAGAGATATGAGTATCCACAGATGTAGCAAAAATCAGAGATCGAGCTTTCATGGACCACGGTAACATAATTCACGACGTGACAATGATTGCCGATGGTCACCCCTGGCATGAACGAGTTGTTGTCTAGTATCACAGTATTGTGCCCAATGGCCACATCGTCGTCGATCAGGCTAGAATTATCAACTAGACTGACGAACGAAGAACCTTTGGCACTCAACCAATCGACCATGGTTTTTTTAAAATTCATGGTACTTGATGTTGAAAAAAATTGGTGATCTTGGAAAAAAGAAATAGGTTGTTGTTGCACTTCTTCAAATGACAACAGGGTGACTTTTCTACTGCGTTTTACAATATCAAATGCCATGTGATTGACATAAGATTTTCCTACTATACAGATATGCCGGCCGTCGTCGTGTAGTATCTTAAACTGTCTTGACATCATGTGTTTTCTTTTCGATCATAAGGCTGTTTGGTCTTTTCATCAAACCAATAGAGACTGCGATGTGGCGGATTCAATGGTGTGGCGTTGCTAGTGAAATAAAACATGCGCAGACCGTCCCGACTGGCATCATCGGCGCAGTTGAAAGGTGTAGGATGTCCATGCACCAACCTTTCATCGTAGTTCCATATCAGGAGACGATTAGGACGCGGTTCCACACGATGTATGCATTTGGTACGCTCGAAATCCCAAAATTCCAATGCACCTCCCCAGGACTCTTGCCAATCACGACTGAGATAAAGTATCATACTCAAACATCGGTTGAGATGTAGTTGTTCGTTCCAATTGAAATCTGTGTGTAGTTTTAGGCTATCGCCAGCATGGCATCTCATCACTCCGGCACCTATGAGATGAGGATCTGGCACGATTTTGGAAATACCTGTCATGTCTTCGAGCCATTGTACAAATTCATGACTGTTCAAGTTCAATACCAGTTCTCGGAGAGCTGATGAAAATTTCAAGTTGTTGCATTCTTTCATCATGCTGCCGGCTCGAGTAAACCGGGTCCATAGATGTGTAGGTATATTGTCTATCTCATCTTGTATCTGAGAGAGCAGATCTTTCGGCAGGAAATCGTCGAACGCTAACCAGGGCACTGGTTGCCCCTGACTATAATCTACGGCATAGTCTTTGGGATGATATTTGCTGGTAATTATGTCTATATCAATCATTTTCGATCAGTCTATCAGCGATGCACAAACGATTGCTGGAGGTGCCACGGTTATATTGTTTCCATGATCCTGCACGATCTATTCCTAAGAACACTGTGGGACTTGCTTCAACTTCTAATTGTTCACACACAGATCGTTGCCTGTCTGCAAATTTTCGAAAACACTGGTCCGGAGATATTTTTTCCATAATAGATAGACCTAACCCTAGACCCATGCGGTTCAAGTAACCTGTTTTGTGATGGATCAAGAGACTGTCATCATCGTCCGTTTTGGTGAATCTTATACCTATCCTGGCGTGGGCCACAGGCACAGTCTTGCTCAGGCTGAAAACAATATCGGTTATGCACTCACGATCAAAATCAAAACACAGTCCGGCGCATGCACCGAAAAAAGCACAATCTATCAGCACAGGAACTCCAAGACGATCACATTGATCCAGTGTTGAGTCCATATCTGGGTGCTGGTCTCCTGTATCGCTGAATGGGTAACTGATTATGACTGCATCTTGAGCGTCTATATCAGCATCATCTATCCAGCGCCAATTGGGGAAATAGTTCTTCCAGCTGGCAGCATGATACATGTATTCGCCTCTGAAACATCGAAATCGTCTGCGATGATTTTTGAGATAAAATTTGTCAAAAGATTCCGAGGTGCCGTTGCTGGCTGCACTGATTGGGTAGCAAGACAGCCCTTGGATTTCATTGAGCTCTGTATGGGAAATCCACTCACGATACTTGTCCACAAACTTTAGATGGATGTCTTCTTCTGTGAGCCAACGATAGACCGAGCCTTGTTGCATCAGATCTTGGATAAGCGTAATCAACGCCGGATCGGGCACCGCCTTGGCTCCGCCAAATTCTAAATGTTTAAGGCTCGGTAAATGATGTGTCATAGAGAAATTATGTTTTTGATAGATTCAAGGCACTGATCAACGGGTTTATGATCTCGAAACTTGATCCAATTGTCCCACCTGCGGTGTCTGGTTGCCACGAGCATATCATGTAAATCCAAGTCAACTATACGATCCAATTCGGCATGCATTTTATTTAATCTTGTTCTCGCATCCGTCTCAAAATCGTAGGAGTGATCAATGATATCATCAAAAACATCAAATCCCAATCGACGTAATTCAGATAGGATGCCTTGATTACCCAAGACCAGAAACAATTGTCCAGAAAGGATAGGCTTCCAAGTTTTCTCTGTAATAAAAATCCTGCGTTTCACTGTGCTTTCATTTACTAGGTTCAGACATGTGTCAGTCCAGGCAGGATGTGTAGCTCTCAACTCAAAGGCAAAACCATTTGCCGGATCTTGGTCCTGGACACTGCGACAGATTGTTTGCCAATCTGCATTTTCTTCTTGGGTGAGTTCGAATCCATCGTCATATGCACTGCATTTTATCTGGTCGTGCCATAGGTTAACTATACTTTCATGTCGATAAGGTTTTTCTTGCATGATCAGATAATTGGCGATTCGGAACGGCCTAGGTTGTCCGCCCAAACTGCTGACCAAAAAAGTTTTTTTCCTCGACATGTCTGGACAGGGTGGTAAATCCTGAGACCTTTGCCAGAACCAGAAAGGAAAATACACAATGTTGTTTTCCAGCGATTCGTAACCTGGATCATGGGTCAAGATCACGAAGTTTTCCACACAGCATTTGCGAAAGATATCGACCAGACGCCTGGTCAACGGGTAACTATCATCGTTACCCCAATGTTCGGTGGCACAGTTGGCTATCACTGCTCGATAATGCGCTAAACGCCGGCAACGATCAAGGTCCGGGACTATCCAACCTTTGTCATTGGTAACAAAAAAGTCCTGGTAAGGTTGGTGAGATTCGAAGATGTCCTGTGCATTTTTGTCAAATAGGCGCATTTTTTTTATACCATGCCCAGGCATGCTGGATGATTTCGTGTGTGTTATAGCGTGGTACCCAACCACTTACGAGATTGAATTTTTGGCTCGTGGCGGTGAGCACAGCAGGGTCACCAGGTCGCCTTGTACCTAACACGTATTTTAGATCGCCGTCGGTAACAGATTCCGCTGCGGTCATGATCTCACGGTTAGATGCGCCCACCGAAGTACCAAGATTGTACACCCCCGTCGGCACCACTGCATACACGGCCATGTGGTGTGCATGTGCTATATCTTCCACATGCACGTAATCTCTCACACAGGTACCATCTACTGTGGCATAGTCTGAACCGTAGAGCGTGAACTCACGATCGTCTCGCAGACTTTCTAGCACTCGGGCGATGATGTGTGTGGCTCCAGGTTCCTGGCCGTGGCGACCTTCGCTGTCTGCACCACAGGCGTTGAAGTAACGGAATGCCACATAGTCCAGGCCATAAGCCCTGTGATAAGCAGCCAGCATCATCTCCGTCATGATCTTGCTTTCACCGTAGGGACTCACCGGCAGGGGTGGGTCAGATTCTTGGCAGGGCGTGATCACAGGTTCGCCATACACAGCAGCGGAACTGGAAAACACGATCCTGGTGTTGGGAGCATATCGGATCACGTAATCTGCCAGATTCTTGGTCTTGACAAAGTTGTTTCTATAATAGGATTCAGGATCGGCGATGGATGGTCCTACCAGGCTGGTACCAGCACAATGTATCACAGCTACGGGACGGTGTTCCAGGATACGGCTCAAGCCATGTTCCGAAGCAAAATCTTCCTGATAAAAACGATCTGGAATCGGTTTAAGATGCTGAGGTAAAGGTCGGATATCTATGCCAATCACCCGTATGCCTTGATCTCTCAAGGCCAGCATGGTCTGACCGCCGATGTAACCGGCAGCACCTGTGACTATCACGGTGATAGGTGTGCTCATTGATACTTGGCAGCGGCTACATGATCACGATAACGATTGCCCCCGCGATTCCACTGCTCTCCTTCGCCCGTGATGATGTCCACCACACGGTCTACTGTGCCATCGTTCCAGTCAGAGATACTGCCCATTCTAGGATGCGGATCCGATAACAACCGTTCTAGTTTGGCCACTGCGTCATCCATGCTCCAAGGAACATAGAGCCGATCAGGATCATTGGCAAAAGTTTCAGGAAAACTACGATAAGCAGGATACAGAACATTACAACCGAGAGTGTCGGCTTCGGATACGGTGTTGCTGACCCAGTCTTGCAAGGCACAATTAAATAGTACGCGAGTATCATTGAGCAGATCGTAGTAAGCATTCTTGGCCAATCCATCATAGATTTTCAACTTGCCGTCTGCCGCCATGCTCCGGGCACGCTCCACATACTCTGGATTGTTGCTACGCAATGCACCCCCTTGGAAGATAGCGAACTCCACGTCGGGATTGGCTGTCTGCACCCGTTCGGCCAGATCCATGAAGAACCCGGGTTGTTTTTCCTGATCGAAACGAGCAGCGAAGGCCACACGCATCTTTCGATCCGCAAATGACCGGATCTTGTCCGCTCCACCAATGCGCTCCAGCACTTCCGACTTGCCAAATGCCAGACCGGAGATGTTGTAAATGGGAGCAGTCCAACCTGCGATACGCATGTGTGCTACCATCTCTTCGTTGGTGGCCAACACTGCTACATACGGAATCTGGTTTACCATCCGCTCGTAAGTCGACATCCAGCCTGCCATGCCCCACACATGCACGAAATCGTCAGGGTCGATGGCCTGTGCCAGACAACGGACGAAGATACGAGGACGCTGATTCTCAGGCACTTGATCAAGGATGTAAGGCAGGCTTTCGATGCCAGGTTGGAACATGTCTTCGAAGTAGATCACATCTTCATTGGTAACCTCCCCGTTGCGCATCATCTGCACCAGATTCATCATCTGGCTCATGGAGAAGTAGGAGCGACCGTGTGCATCCAAGACTTGACCCACAGAGATTGACTGTGTGTTGTCGATAGTGTCGCCGGACACATACACCACATCTAGACCACGGTGATCAAACACACGTCGATTCCATTCTGTGAGTTGTAGGGTGTAACGAGCCTCATAACTTTCGAGGCCCATGTAGAATAGTTTACGCATCAGCGGCTCCTGCGGCTGTCAATGCTCCACATGTCCTTGGCAAATTTGCCCTGGAGATGCTTGTTGAACTGCTGGTAGGCATAACTGCGCCAGTTGTAGAGGTCGGCCTCGTTAAAGCGATAGCCAAAGTCTTGGCAAAAACCTAGATATTGCTCCAGGTCATCAAATATAGCAGTAACTCTTGGATTGTGTTTTAAGACTAGTTTTCCCATGACATAATTCCTTGTTGGAGGATCTAAAAAATATTAGAATATTTACTGCTGTGATTTGACGCCTAGAAAATCCATCATTCAAACTTGTGCCATTGCTGTGCCGGCACAAGCCTTTTTTGTGCTACCACTATCCAAAAATGTTTTTTACCTATTTCGACAAATTCTTTCCAGGCCGAATCGATTTTGACTATTTTAAGATGTGGTTCTATGGCTGACACGATGTCGACCATCGATCTTGTAATCAATCCGTCACAAACAGCAGCCACGTCTTCTCCGGAACCCAAACAGCTGATCCATATGCCGTTGATGGCAAGGAGATCATTGATTTTTTCCGCAAATCGTGCTCGATCTGACGCACGATTAAACAGATGAAAACAACCATCATCCACTATGAGATCAAATCGTTGGTTGCCGGTATCTAATTCTAACACATCTGCGGTTTTGTAAACTATCTTATCGACCAGATCAGGCATGTTTTTTTTGGCTAAATCAAGAGCGGTTGGTGAAATATCTACGGCCCAGGGTTTGAGACCCTGTTGTGCGGCTTTAATGGCGTAAATTGGAAAATCTCCACAACCTAGTTCCATTACTGTTTTTTCATGATTTGAGGCGATATCTGAGATATAGCAATCCACCAGAGCAAAAGATTGGTGGCGATTGGACCATGGCATATCCTGCGGATCTATACGAGAGTACCGAGCCTCCCAGACCAGATCCATAGAACCTTTGGGAAACTGCTGGTTTATTTCATCAACTAATGCATTATACTTCTGTAGTTTTGGATGCATGTCAAATGGTATAAGAAAGATTGGGACGGTGGGTTTCATATCGGATCAGGCAACCATTCTCGCCATCTTCGGAGACCTCTATCCATACCGCCCGGCCTGGATAACGATCTGCTATCTGTATATATAGGTCATCCGCCATCATCTCACAACTTTTGAAGTCAAGGCTCAGAACTGCGTCTTGATTATTATACAGCGAGAGACACCAGCGTTTGAACTGGATGAACTCGATGTCCCGATCATTGTGGAACACATCGATCCACACCCGGAAATGGAAGATATGGCGATGAGGATAACCAAGGAACGAAACATCATATTCATCTCCAGTGGCCAGACCAGGATCTGTCAGTGCCGCCGGATACTTATGCACACCCTCGCGCTGGAAGGTGACCCAGATCTTTCTATCCGCTCGTTGCATGATGCGTTCTGCTGTTTGTCTTTCCGCTTGATTCATGATTGCCTCATCGATTCCATGGTTATGATCTTGCCCAGTTCGGAGTTGAAATCCTGCTCGTCAGTGATGATGTAGTTGCGCTCATCGCTCCTGTCTTTGATCCTGTCATAGGTTCTGAAACTGACCACGAATCCACCGATCATTTTCTTTATGTTGATACGGAGTCCATCGCTCCAGGGTGCTTCATCTTCTTGGAGCACCAGATGTTTTGTTGATAATGACTGGGAAGTTACAGCCACATCTGCTATGTCTCGGTTTTCCCAGGCCCACTTGCACTTGCGCACGAACCATTGATCGAACCACTTCATGTGGCTCTCCAGTAATCGTCGCCATCAGGATACTGGCTATCTAGCACTTCGTCTCTGTCGACCTTGTGCGCCACAGGCACCACTTCATCCTCGCTGTAGTCCGACCAACCAGTGAACCGATCTCTAGGCATGAGATCTCGCAGTTCATGCACCCACACACCGGGATTGGTGGCCGCAAAGTCCTGATCATCGATCTTGACACAGGTGTTGTAGTTCCAAAGTCGGATATAGGGGATAGGCACCTTGATGATGGGGATGAATCTATCCCGCTCGCACAAGCCGCCATCGTTGAACTCAGCCACGTAACGGAACGGTATGTCCAGGCTGCACCAATAGCCACGATCCAGGAAGGTAGCAATCACGTTTTCCCATCGTACATGATCGTCACCGGTGCGCGGATCGTAACTGTCATTTGCACCAAAGAAGATGTGTTTGATATTCGGTCTGAGATACTGTTCGATTTCCGCCTGCTGATGGTACCCGATCACGAACAAGGTATCCTGTCCCCAAGCCGGAGTGGTCTCTACTTCTCTACCGTAGAAAAAGTCCGCGGATTCATGTCCTGTTCTATTCATCATCTATCTCCACTGATTCATGATCATGTTCCCATTGCTTCCGGCGCAAGTCTGCGATCTGGTCTTTGAGATCCAGTTTCTGTTTCTTGAGATCATGGATCTGTGTGTCCGTAAATCGGCCAGTGCTTTCCAGTCCGGCGATGCGTTTGTCCAGTGCTGCGTGCATCTCTTCCAGATGACGGATGCGGTTTTCGTACATTATACGCTGTCCTCTAGTTGGTCCAGTTGTGCCTGATCGAACTCCTCCGCGGGTTCGATCTCCTCGTCTACATCAAAAAGCGTGTTGAATTGGCTGTGCGCATTCACGGCTCGTTTTCCGGTGAATCCACGCGTGCCCACTACCCTTTCCCACACTTTAGCATGATCGTCGATGATGGCCAAGGATTTAGAGCGATCACGTGCGGCAAACACTCGATCAATGATCCTGCGGACGTCGAAGTCAGAATTGGTAGGATGTACCATCATATCCGGACATATGCCACGATCGTACTCGCGATTGGCGCGTTGCACCGATTCGATGTGTGTCCACACATTGTGTCCCATCATGAGGGCATAACTGAACGAGTCCCAGGAGGTGGCGCCCTCCTTGCCGATCTTGTTCTTGTCGCCGGGTCGGTACACACATACATCTCGGATCCGGAGCCTGGCCGAGATCGGAGAATCTTCGAAGGCCGAATGGATGCCATCCTGTGTCACAGCATCACGGAACGATCGATTGTCCGTGGCGTATTTCTTGTCATCCGCGGTAGGACTCATTTGGTATGACCATTTTGATCTGTTTGGGGTCAGGATGGAATGATAGATCTGGCCATTGGCCGTGGCCAGGAACGGCGAAGCGCAGTCAAATGAGATAGTGAATCGGGGATTGGCGTACTGGCGCACTGCCCGCTGGATGTCGGTGAGCAGCACAGCCCACTCCAGTTTTGATGTGCCCAGGAAGTGCATCCAGTCATGCACACCCGGTTCTAACAGTCCATCGTGGATGAGGTGCACCAGGCGTTTCAGCACCAGGTGCACATCACACATGTTCTGTCCACCCATGCCCCAACCATTGAAATGTCGATCAGGATATTTCCGCGGATCACAGTAGTGCTTCATGAGATCATACCAGTGATCGGCCTCGGCGTGGTTGCCGCCTTGCAACACATTGAGTATCCGGGTGTCGCCGTAGCGGTTGGCGATCCAGAATTCGTTGTTGTATTGTGTGGCTCGCACAGCATCATCATAGGAGAAGATGCCGCAGGCAGCCGCAGCCACAGGATCTCGGAAGGTCCAGGTTGGTATGTCCATGGTCATGCCGTAAGTGGCGATGCCCATCTGCCATTTCAGCACCTTCTCTCGTTGTGCCTCTGCTTTCCGATCGGTAAAGTCAGCCCAGCGACCGGGCCACACACCCTTGGCGATCTGGAATCCGCCAGAGTCTGCCAGCATGATGGTCGTGGCGTCTCTGTTTCTGACCATATCTTCTTTGGGATCTGGCTTGGCGAGATCGAGATTGGCATGGCCTGCACTGTACAGGCTCCAGCGATAAGGGAACAACGCCTTCTGAGGATTCAACCAGTTCATTGACTCCATGTCCGGAATGCCCGGTGGCATGCGCGTGGCTTCTACATAGGCACTGGATCTTTGCCGGCCGATGTATGATGCATAGAAACTGCTGATGGCCGGCAAGAATATGGCATAATCCTGTTGGGCAGCGGTAAGGTCGTGATCTACTGGCATTTGACACAATCTATCAGTTCGTAATCATGACGATAGGCCTCGGTAATTGCGGCCCTGAGTTCCGGGACTGCCTGGATGCGTTGTCGAAGGAATTGCTGTATCACCCTGGCATCTTCGTTGCGATCCCCTTGGTTGCGATCGAGATCTGCAGCAGGTGCTGTCAAACCCAGGTAGTCAGCAAAGACCACGTCGAATCCGTCGTCAAGCATGAAATATCGTCGTGGAATCTCTGGCAATAGATCTTTTAAAAACCATGTCTGTGGCCACACATGATCATCAAAGGTTTCGAGATTGTCAAAGATCAATCTTTCTGTGAGCCAGTCATACTGTTCAACGAATTCTTTGCCGGTCCTGCGTTGGAAATGTTCACTGGGTCCGTGCTTGGTGTAAAAAAATCTAGACCCATTCAACACCCAACCACACGCATACTGAGCGAAGCCACTCAACCATCTCTGCACAGGATCTCGCAGCACCACGATCACTTTCTGTAGTGTGTCATGATGGTGAGTGTCAGTCAAGGTATGCACATGCCACCCACCAGATCGGTGGGTCCAATCCAGGATGAAACTGCTGGCGTTTTTGGGGATATCCACGATGAATCGTTGATGCGATCGATCGACGAGACCAGATCCAAATTGATATCCTCTGCGATCGCTGTTGGGAATCACTTGGTCTGTGCGGGCAGGATGTAGTTGTATTCGGCGATGCCGGAGTTTACAGTGATCTGCGCAGCACCATCATCGGAGATGCGCACGATCTTGTCTCCGGTGAGATCCAGGATGGAAATCACCTGCTTCACGGGCCATGACCAAGCACGCTTGAGCTCGCCTGTGACTGCAGGATGGAACACGAATTCTCCGGCATGTGTTGAATGATCACCAAACATGAATTTGAGATCGCCTGCATCGGTCTTGGTCTGGAACGTGCTTTCTTCTGCGTTGGCTTGTGCCTGCATCTTCATGCGCTGGATACCAGCGATGGTGGGCTCAAACTCGATGTTCCAGTTAGCACCGCGAAACTTGGCAGTTTTCAGTTTCTCTGCCACGATCTCTGCGGTCATGAACCGGTAGTCGTTCTTGAAGTCTCCGGCAGCATTCTTGAAATGCAGCCCCACTGGTGCCTGTTCGCCGTTGCGTTCCTGGCGGCGCACTGTGATGTCTGCGTTCTCCCGATATTCCTGCAGGTTCAGCAGGATCTTGAGTTTGACCAGATTGGGCATGCCGAATGTGCCCATGAAGTCGGCCACTGGTGTGAGGAATCGGCCTTGCACCACTACCGAACGATCTTCAGCGATGCCGTCGATCACGGTTTCTTTGGCGGTGCCAGTGATCTTCACCAGATCGATGCAGCCAAGATCGTGTGTGTGTTCTACTAGGTCAAGCAAATAGTCTCTCATGGGTTTCTCCGTTGGTTGATACTACTATATAGATCATTTTAAGAATTAGCGACAATTTTGGCTAGGCTCTGACCACCGCGCACACTGGTCAACTCACCTGATCGGCGCATTTCCAACCAGGTGTTGCTGTTGTCGATGTCGTAGCGCTGCAGTATTTCGAATCCCAGGCTCTGCGCTAAAGAGATCAACATCATGCCTGGCGTATAGCACATGAAATGGCGTTCTGCCAATTCTACTCCGCCCCAGCGATCGCAGTCATTGAAAGTCAAGGCCACTACCCCACCCGGTTTTAACTTGCGATAGATATCGGCCAGATACAATCGGATCAGTTCAAAAGGTTTGAAATGGAAAAAATTCATGACCAGGCAGAACCCAAATTGATTATCTGGTAAATCTCGCAGCACTCGGCCTTCAGCATCAGTCTCGCGTAGCACATAGAGTCGGAGTCTGCGTTGGTATTCGGCAGGAAATTGTTTGGTTGCGGGATCTAAAAGGCTGGGCCTGATGTCTAGGAGATACAGCGGATCACTGCCCACCATCAATGGCAACCATTCGCCGGCACCAGGTCGTATTACCATGGCTGCATGATGCCAGTCACTGTGAAGACCGATGCGTGACGTGAGATAGCGTTGTACCGAAGGTTCCAATGCAGATCGACGATCCAGGATGTGCTGATCGCTGTCATTAAGCATTTCTTGATCGTGCAATCTATAACTTTCTGCAAAGTAACCAGGTTGCATGCCTTCTATCAGGGCCACGAGATCTTGCCGGGTATCTGCGATATGATCTCGAAATGATTGTATGGCCGCAGCGGCCTGCGCACGATCCTGTGCCAGTTGATTTAAGCGCGCGGTGAGGCTGGGTTGTCCTTCTGACACCACTCTTGACAATTCTCCCAGTTCTCGATCACACACCGCAGCTGGATCCGGCAGAGGTTGTGCATCAATTGAGTTGAGATAGTATACTAACTGACTTAGTTTCATTGGAAATCAAACAGGTTCTGGAATGTGTTTTCTGTGTTGGTTGCGCTGACTAGATCCCAGTCCAGCACACCTAGGAGGTTGTCGATCTTTTGATCCACCACAGTGGCCTCCATTTCTGCATCATCAAACGGCAGTTCGCGGAACCACTGTGGCAAGTGCAGTTCGTCTGTGGGATAGGCGATCGAAGTCCAGCCCAGGGCATTGGGTTTCAGTTTGCACACGATGGCTTTCATTCCGTCCACGATCTGCATGCTGTAGTTGTCAGAGTTCATCCGGCGCATGGTGTTCCAGTTCATGCCTGCCCTGACATGGCCTGGCATGTTGGCACGACCTTCGCGTTCTTCCTTTTTGGAATATTGGGTGAGATTGTTCACGCGCTTGGGTGATCCTTTCTCCCAACCAGGACGTTCCGCAAAAGCATATTTGAAATCACGGATTTTTTCTACAATGGCATCTCTGGTGACACCGGTCAAGACATCGTTCAGCACTTCGCTTAAGAAGTCCTGGATGATCTTGGGCGTGTCAGATCGTTTGAGATCCAGCCCCATGGCCTTGACCTTTCCGGGGCTGCCGTTGACATCTACTCGCCGACCTTCTTTGTCAATGATCATCACAGCGTAGCGTTTCTTGGTGATGAACAGACCGCGAGAGGCTACCACCTCTCGACCGCCACGGATCACTTCGCCCATCTCACGTGGCACATGGAACGCACGTTCCATGAATCCTGGAAAACTCTGATTTACTTGTTCGGCAATGGAATCGTACAGAGCAATGCAGGTCTCCTTTGACCATTCCATGCGGCCTGCTTCTACATCGGCACGCAGTACGGGCCATGCTGAGAAATAGCACGAATCTGTGTCACCGTAGATAATGGCCTCGCCCACATGGTCATATTTTCCCGTGATGCATTCATTCACATGGGCATCCATGTGTTGCGCGATGGACCTGCCCGTGAGTGTAGTTGATTGTCCGATGCGTTTGTCAAAGAATCTGCAGCCGGGATTCAAGATCGCGCCGTATAAGCTGTTCAAGTTGATCTTTTTCACCAACTGGCGTTTGTCCCAGTACTCTTCGTCTTCCGGAGTGGTGCACTCTTTCAGCTTCTTCTGCATGTCTTTGCGTTCTGCATACCAGCGTTTGAGCAGGCCCGGGATCACGGCTTCTGTTTCGTAGGTGAATATGGTGCCATTGGCAGTGAGCATCCAGGGCTGATTCGAGTCAAAGATCATGCGCCAAACTTCTGCGGCCGAGTGCACAGATTCATCTCCATCCTGCCAGTCTATGGTGATCTCTGTACCGCGCTGTTGTTCCATCACAGCGGTATACTCCAAGGTACCAAACAGGCCTTCCCAGGCCGCTGCGAAACTGCTGCCACCACGCTGTTTGTCCGCGATGTAACGGTCGGTCATGGTGGGTCTCAGTTGCCCCACGATGGTCTCTGGGCCCATGTTCAAGGCTCGGATTGCGGAAGGATACAGGCTGTTGATGTCGATGGATCCCACCCAGTCGTGCATGCCTTTCTTGGGGTAGGCCACATAGGCGCCTGCGGCCTGTGTGTCATCGTCGGTGAGACGTTCTTTACGCACAGGCACTACCATGCCACGTTCGTGGGCCTCGTTGATGATGGCCTGTTCGGTCACTGCCACAGCACCCATGGTGGTGGGCAGCAGCACAGTGTTCTCGTGCGCTAGAGTGTTTGCCAAATCCAGGAATCTCAGTTTACGGTCGATGTCCGCAAGACCGCGCACGTCTTGTCGGTTGTATTCGATGAAGGTTTTCCAGTTTTGATTGTAAAGCTGATCTAGTGTACCTTCGAACTTGGTCTTGCCGCCAAGCTCCTCATACTCGAGGATGGCATCCAGACTGTAGGAGTGACGTTCTTCATAGGTGTATTTCCTGTACAGTTGCATATAGTCGAGATGCACACGACCGATGAGATCGAACGTGATATTTTCTGCACCAAATCTCTCGAAGGTACGCTGCTTGGGCATCTGCTCCCATAGGCAGAAACGCCGGGTATCATCTTTTGACAGCACTCGGGTGGTGCGCTGTATGGTATAAGGGATGTCATAGCCCTCGGAGTTCCAGCCCGACAGCACATCCGCATCTTGGATAAGATTGAGGAAGGTGTCTAGGAGATCCGATTCTTCCCAAAACACAAAGGTATTAGGGAATTCGGCAGCGATCTCCGCTGCAGTTTCTTGGCTCATGTGTCGCGGTGGCCGCACCAAGGTCACCAACTGATCCAGCCAGTCTAGATACACTGATATGGCCGTGATGGGATTGAATGGGTCTTCGGGTCGGCTGAATCCGCGTTCGGGATCAAAGTCTACTTCAATGTCAAAGAACGCTGTGTGCAAGCGAGGAGCATCAATGCCTTTGTAGTTTTCTTCCAGGCATCGGAAGATGGGATTGATGTCGGCCTCATACAGGGTCTTACCCTTCTGTATGGCCATTTCTTTGCGGAATTCTTTCGAGTTGCGTGTAGAAAAGCGCGCCACGGGCGTACCAAAGATCGAACGGAACCGTCCGCGCGGATCATCATAGTAAAAGATATAGTTTGCGGGATGCTCTTCATAGTAGCGCTCGCCGTCGCGGCGGCCCACGATGTGTATGCGATCTCGATCCCGATCGAACAGTGCGTCGATGTAACTCATCGTATATAACTTAGTTCAACTAACTTAGGTATCAAAATATCGTCTACCCAAATAGAGTGCGCCGAAGTCTTGGGATGATTTTTATCAAACCATTCTGTATTTCTGTCTGAACAAAATCCATAAAATCCTTGATGTTTACTGTTGCTGACAAATTTCTCTTGATCGATTTGGTCGAAAATTTCAGGCACGATGTCGACGGCTCCCACATGGTAATGTAGTGGCATGACCAGAGGGAAAGACGAGGCCATGACATATTTTATTTTGCGAGTTTGTAAGTATAACTGAGAACTAATAATATTGCAATACCAATCATGAGTGGCCTTATGCGCACTGTAAAAAAATTTAAACCATTTGTGTTTAAATCCACGAGGAACACTACCATTACAGTTGAATCCTGCATCAACCCGATAGATTCCATGATAATCAATAAATTTAGGTTGGACGCCATCTGGCCAAGATGCAGTGTTTATATCATTGACAAGATGTGGCACACTAGCATCTGTCCATAAATCAAATCTATCTGCACTGGGCCACATTATAACCACCAAAGAATCATCTGGGCAAATGTCGGTGCTAGTAAACAATCTTTTCAATAAAAAATCTGAACCGGCCCCGCGCTCGGCACGATTTTCGAGTAGTGCCTGTAATCGATCAGATAACAGATCGGCCCATGTTTTCTGATAATTGTCTTTGGTAAAACTACAGCCAAAAGTATAAATCTTTTTGATCATTTCAGCAGAGCCTGTTCGAACGCACTATCTATGACGGACAAAATGTCCTCTTGCCAGTTCTGCTTCCATTTCGCTAGAATTTTCTTATTGTGTTGACACCCTTGCCACAGTCGATCGTTCAACGACGGAGTCATCTCAAGGTCAACCAAGGACTTGGCCTGCTCGATTATTTTATCAATTACCGGAGAGGCATTTTCAGATGTATCGATTTCGTTGTAGGAATGATCGATCACATCGTCGAATACTTCAAACCCCATGTCTCTGAGTTTTTGTACACATCCAGTCGCTGCAAACAACATCCAAGGTCTCGGAGTCTGTAATGCTCTAAATGTCTTTTCGCTTAAAACTTTTGCATCAGTTCTTTCGAAGTAAGTTTCGACTATGATGCCGAATTTAGATTGTGCCGACAATGTGAACAGATCGATTTGCGGATCAAAACTTTTATATGGTACGATTTTATCTAACTGTGGTTTAATAGAGTGAAATGATGACAAATACAATTCGTGATATCGATCAAATATATCTTTGGAAGAGGTCTCAGGATAATCCAATTTCTGCCTTACTTCCATGTTAAACGATACATGCCCACGTTGGAGCAATGTGTTAGAATAAAGAAGATAAAACCACGTTTGCCTAATAGGGTCTATCCTATTAAGGAAACAGTTGAAATCTTTTGTTATCGCAGTGTCTACTTGGTGTTCGCTGTGGTACATTCCATATAAACTGGACGGCAGTTGGAAAACTGTGACATTATCAGCAACATTTTCGATCGTGTGTTCTGAAATCACATAAAACTTTTTATCGGTCCTAGAAAAATCTTCAATCTCCTGACGCGAGAATGCATCTATCAAGTATGACTGCAGGTGAACAGGCTTGCGTCGTTTACGAAGAATCCGATTTTTTTCACCGACCAAAGAATGGATCCAGTCCTGGGCACCGCGCCACTGACGGTTCCACGCTACATCAATGGGGGACACGTCAGAGAGTTTTACCAACAGTGGTAAGGATTGTTTCCAACAAAGCATGGTCCTGCTGTTCCTTGCCAAATTCGGCCTTGTGCGCCAGGCGGATGGCTTTTTTTAGGATGTTGGGTTTGATCTCAATCTCTTCAGCCACGGCCTTGATGGTATCGCTCAGGCCACCGTTAAGCGTTTCGATCTCGTGCATGACCTGCATACCCTCGTTCACCATCTGCGTGAGTTTGGCCTTTTGTTCTGCTGAAAAATTGCGTGTGTCCATGGTCGTTCTCCCTTAATGCAAAACTATAACAGGGTTTTTGATCAAAGTCAAACCTTGGTCTGTAAAAAATCCAGTATAGGCGAAATAACCCTCTGTTCAATGTTTCCATAAATCAAATCAAGATCAAAAAACCTGTCATGATTGTGCTTCAACTTGTGCTGCACAGATGGTTGATGCATTTTTTCAGCATCAAATTGCTGGACTTGTGTAACTACATGACGCATACGATCCTCTAACAGCGGCATGGTGTCATATCTTTCGTCAAACAGTTCTGGCCATGTTTCAAAACCAAATTCTCGCAGTTTAGCAAGCAAGCCGGGCCGGGCCACCAGCAAGAAAGGATGGTAATAAGCCAATGGCTTGCAGGTTTTTTCGGTCCAAAACAATGGTTGATTTTCTTCACAAGCCGATTCATTGACCAGGCTGAACCAAGTGCTGTCATACCACAAAGGTTCAAACCATCTTTGGTCTTCCAACGATTCTGCTGGTATTCCTGATAACCTACGGCCTTGGGCTACATAACTCCAAACAGCGCGGTCTAGTTGATCCCCCAACAAAGATACCATTTTATCACGAGCTTGTTTGTGTAATCTCATAGGCATGAAAAAAGTCTGGCCAGGCCGGTCAGCACTACGCCGGTACTTAGAATACCCCCGGTCATGATACCAAGGACTCTCAAAATACCAAAACCATTCAAAAACATTGACGTTCGCGAAATGCGGTGATTTTTCATCACTGCCCGTGAGCAGGATCACCTGGTCAGCCCAGGGTTGCAGCAACCCTATATCTGGAATAACGGACTCCTGCAGATTGTCTACTATGATTTTGCAGCCCTGTTCCAAACAAGGTATCATTGATTCACAGTCAAATGGCGCTCCAAACAGTATGGGATCCACACTGTGATCGTCTTTGTTCCATGCACGTAGATCAAACCATCTTGACATAAGGTCATCAAAATAGTATGGGTTGAAAGAATTGTGTTCTTTGGTATATCTCAGGGTGATATTTGCGCTCATCAATAACGATAGGTTTCTGCTTTGTACGGACCTTGCACAGCAACACCGATGTAGTCGGCCTGTTCCTGCGTGAGTTCTGTAAGCATGGCACCTATTTTACCAAGATGCAACCGAGCCACTTCCTCGTCGAGATGTTTTGGCAACACGTAAATCTCGCCTGGTGTATATGCCGCATGATTCTGCCACAGTTCGATTTGGGCAAGGACCTGATTGGTAAACGAGTTTGACATCACGTAACTGGGATGGCCAGTGGCGCAGCCTAGATTTACCAGGCGTCCTCGGGCCAAGAGAATGATCCTCTTACCGTCAGGCCAGATCACATGATCCACCTGGGGTTTGATTTCTTCCCAGGAAAGATCCGACAAGGCAGCCACATCGATTTCATTGTCGAAGTGACCGATGTTGCACACGATGGCCTGGTCTCGCATGAGATCCATGTGTGCGCGAGTGATCACATCCACATTGCCTGTGGCGGTCACGAAGATGTCAGCCTTGTCGGCTGCGTAATCCATTGTGACAACACGATAGCCTTCCATGGCGGCTTGCAGGGCGCAGATGGGATCTGTTTCAGTGATCCAGACCTGTGCTGACAGGGCACGCAGGGCCTGTGCTGACCCTTTGCCCACATCGCCGTAGCCCGCCACCACTGCGACCTTGCCAGCGATCATCACATCGGTGGCACGCTTGATGCCATCCACCAGGCTCTCACGACAGCCGTAGAGATTGTCAAATTTTGACTTTGTGACAGAATCATTCACATTGATGGCCGGGATCGGCAGTTCTTCACGGGCTGCACGCTCACGCAGTCGCAGGATGCCTGTGGTGGTTTCTTCGCTAACACCCAGGATACCTGGCACCAGTTCGGGGTACTTGGTAAAAATGCGATCAGTGAGATCATGACCGTCGTCCAGGATGAGGTTGGGCTGCCAGCCTTCAATGGTCTGGTCGATGCACCACCAGTATTCTGATTCAGTCTCGCCTTTCCAGGCCCATACCGGAATGCCAAGGTCTGCGATGGCCGCGGCAGCATGATCCTGTGTGGAAAAGATGTTGCAGGAACTCCAGCGCACCTCTGCACCCAGAGCCACCAAGACCTTGATCAGCACAGCAGTCTGGATTGTCATGTGCAGACTGCCCACGATGCGAGCACCTCGGAGAGGTTGTTGGTCGAGGTACTTGTCGCGCACTGCCATGAGGCCAGGCATCTCAGTCTCAGCGATAGCGATTTCTCGGTGTCCCCAGGCGGCGAGACCAATGTCGGCCACTTGGTACTGTGTTCGGGGTGTGATCATGGATATGGTATTTGTCATAGATGTATGTATGATGCACAAATATCTTTTTGAAATATTTGCTCACTTGGCCAGATAGGTAGTTGTGGTAAATAAAAGCGTGAAAACATTCAAACCAACCTATCTTTACATAAAACAGTGTAGAAGCACTGGACTCAAATATTTCGGCAAAACCATAGCCAAAGATCCTATAAAATACAAAGGATCAGGCAAATACTGGATTAGGCATATCAATCGGCATGGCAACAATGTAGAAACAATATGGTATAAATTATTTACGGACAAAGACGAACTTGTGCGCTTTGCCACGCAGTTTTCAAGTCAAAACAACATCGTTGAATCATCCGAATGGGCTAATTTAAAAATAGAAGACGGCTTATGGGGAGGCGGTGTAAAGGGCCTTAAGTTAGGACCCATGAGCGATGATCATAAAGAAAAAATTAGCAAATCAGTTAAACGAAAGTTGATTGAATCCGGGTGGGTACCAAAGCCTGCAAAAGTTGTCGATCCTGATGGAAGAAAGTGGAAGCAGCAAGCAAAAGAAAAATTGTCGGAAACCAGGAAAGGAAGAACACCCTGGAATAAAGGTAAATCAATAGGCAGTTATATTGAGAATCGGAAACGCTGCGACCGATGTAATAATTACTTCGCACCTTATACCTTACGTAGATGGCACGGAGACAAATGCAAAAGCGCTGCTTTTGGAGATTGAGGTAGCGAATCAAAATCTCCGGGCAGCAGCCGCCCACACGCAACCTTACGGTCCTAAGGTGGTGTTCTTGAGAGCATGATATATCTCTACCTGCTCTATCAGGCGTTGTAGTTCTGGATCTGTTTCTGCGGCCTCAAAGATGTCTCGCCAGAGTTGGCTGCGCAGGACTTTTTTGCGCAGAGGTCCTTCTCGGACCAGTTCGCGTTGGTTGGTTCCGGCTCTGCGCCGATATAGGGTGTCACCGCGGTCGGGTGATTCGTACACATATACTGTGGAGTCGCTCATGCTGGTGAGTAAGGATTGCGTGGCAGGTCAGTGCCGTCGTCTTCGGGCCAAACAGGATATCTATCGATGCCGGTCATTTCCGTGGCGCTGTTGATACTCTGACCGGAGCCTTTCCACTTCCGCCAGTGGACTTGCCCGGACGACCTGCTGCTCGCTGCGCAGAGCGCTTTCGAGAAACTGCACTCTTCTTCTCTGCAGCAGACATTGAGCGAGCCTTTGCTGCTGGAACACACTTCGCATAGCCACGCTGTTCTCCTGAAGTTCCGCACTCTGGGTGCTTGCCATCTTTCTTGCGACCGATGTTGACCCATTTCTGGCGGAACCACTTGCGCAGCCCGCCTTGGTATGCACCATCCATTATAAACTCATGTGCTCGCATGGTCAATGATCTCTCTAGGATATTTATTCGGTAGCCGTGCCACGATAGAACCAGGCATCGTCGCCGCCCGCTGACCATTTGGCACGATTCTCCACAGAGTAGGTTTCGGTGGGGATCTTGAAGTCTGGCGTCTTCAACTGAGCCGGCACCAGGCTCACATCGTACCACAGGCAACGATTGTTGGGTTGGCAGGCAAACTGGCCATTGTCCAGGCGGATAAAATTGTAACTCTTGTGTTCCTGCACGCCTTCTGTGAAGGTCACATCTAGGCGATTGTGATCCGGTGCGGCAAAGTCCACTGTGAACAGATACTGGCCGAAATGGAACTCTCGATCCTTGCCATAGTATTTGACCTTGAGTCCGCGCAGGTTCGATTTTTCAATCACGGCCATGTCATAGCCCAGGCAGTCCCAGATCTGCAGGTGATCCAGTTCATGATAGTGACCGTCGTCTGGCTTTTTCCATACATAGGCAGATATGGGCAATTTGTCGTAGAGCGCGCCGTAGTCCGTGAGCATGCATTCTATGCGGAAGGCCTGGCCTTTGATGGCCTTGACAGTGACCCAGTAACAGGGCTCCAGTTCGCCGTGGCCTTGTTCATGATTGTACAGGAATTCCCTGCGCACGAAACACTTGATGGGTGGGATGTTGGCAACCAGGAATGCCATGCTAGAGACCCGAGGCTGCTATGGCAGCACCCTTGTCGAAACTGGCGCTGCGGCTCAGGGGTGTGCGGCGATTGCGCTGCCACCATTCATAGCCGGCCCTGTGGCCGGAACAGTCCTGGGTGCATTGGCTTCCTTTAAAAGTCAATTCTGCCAGTTGTTCTTCGTCGGTTTTTTTCCTGCCGGCACAATAAGCACGTTGGCTGAAGCCACGCGGACGTTTACAATTTATTGATCTTTTGTATCGGGTGGACCACTTCTCGGAAACAAATTCCAAGGCACGCATGTCAGTCTTTCTTGGGCTTGCCCATGCGCCAGCCACCACCCTTGCTCTTGTACCACTTGGCAGCCCAGGCATTGGCATAGGCCGATGGATACACATTAAACTTGGATCGCGCAGCACTCTTGGCCCTGCTCCACAGTTCAGGATTGGTGGGCTGGGGTTTCTTCTTGGCTTCGTCCAGTTCTGAACGCACTGAGTAATCTACGTCAATGTCTCGGACTTCACGACCTTGCTTTTCAAAATGCTTCCGGATCTGATCTCGGAATCCTTCATCCGAAGTGATGCGCACTTTTTTTTCTGTGCCATCATCCAAGGTCACAGTGGCCACATGATATTCGCCATCACGCAGGCTCTCAGTGGTCACTGCGGTGCCCTTGCGCTGTTTGAGTTGTGTGAGCATGGCTTCCAGGCGTTCGATGTCGGCTTCCTCCATGTCGTTTTCAGCATCCAGGCGCGCGATGTCTGATCGATCCTGTGCCTGCTGGCCACGGAAATCCAGGATCAAGGCTTCGAGATCATTCTGTGCCTGTGGATTGCGGGCGCGCAACAACTGCAGGATTCGATCGATCCTGGCAGTGCTTCTCCGGCCGGAGTGTGCTTTGCGGCCGTGATGTGCCTGTGTTTCGCTCAGTCGCGATATGCGTCCCTGTTCGATGTCAGCAGACGCCCGTGCGGATTCAAAGTCCATGAAGTCGGTATGACTGCCATCGTCAAAGGTCACGCGGAAACGGAACGCACCCGCAGGACGCTCGCGTTCGATGTCCCGCATGGTCAAACGGTCACGCATCGAGGGCGGAATATCGCTGGGTTTCATGCCTTCCTTGACGCTTTGTTTTACAGCATATTTGAGTTCATCCATGGCTTCTTCAAAACTGTCGTAGCCACTGAGATCCGTGCCTGAAGCATAGTGCCTCATGTAGTACTGGCCCACACCGGGACTGCTTTCACGATCGATGCCGATTTCGCCTACGGGCTCACCATTCTTTTTGACAATCTTGCGTTGTTGATCAGCATGGCCTTCGGCTGCACCTTGCTTTTTAAGTTCAGATTCAAGTTGATGGATTTCTGATTTGACATCGGCTAGGCTTAGTCGGCCACTTTCTAACGCACGCTTGATGCTATTTTTAGTGTTGACCATGTCGGTCACTGAATGGTTGTTCACATCGCCTAACAGTTCTGCGTATAATCCAGAATAGAAATCATTGTTGTCATTGTTCCCGGAGCCTTCCGCCACACCTTGTATCAAGGCCTGCACCGCTTCTATGATGTCTGACTGGAAGTCAGGGTCTCTCAGGTAAAAACGCACCCGCACCGCACTCATGCCCTGGTCGCTCAACACCCGGCCAGTGGCAGCCAGGATCTCACGCTCAGTGGCCTCACTGGGGTCGGGGTGTACTTGGCGCAGCACCTCAACCACGCGCTGGGCCGTGCTGTCCTCACCGGTGGCTTCAAAAAGTTGATCTAATATCATGTCAGGCTTCTTCTATGTAGTCCGCAGACTCTGCTGCTGATCTGCGCCGGGCACAGAACATCTCTACTGCCATGGTGGCTTCATCGAGATTAGGGAATCGGGTCTTGCTTTGTTTGTTCTTGATCGACACACGGAAACCGTCGTCTTCGTTGCCGGTGATCTTGATCTCGTGTCCGTCATTGGTTTTAAGAGTTTTTACGGCCTTGATCTGATCGATGTCTTTGGGAATCTTGTCTTTGAGATCGGGGTCTTGCTTGATGGCCTTGGCCACATCCTGCAGGTAGTCTCCCAGGCGCCGCTTCATGGTATCCAAGACATCTTCCGTGGCAGTTTCCTGTGCTTCTGCGAAAGGTCTGCGATCCTGCATCTCATCTCGATCGCCTCCGCGATCTCGCAGTTGGTCATGCACCATGTTCACATAGGCTGACACGTCTGATGACCCGATTTCTTCCCAATCTTCACCTTCGGTTACATCATCTATAACCTGCATCAGGAACTCCACGCCATAGCGCATGATCCATTCCGGATGCTGATTCACGATCCTGCGCGTGACAGCCCGGGCCATGGGATTCACATCTTCTTCGCCTTCGCCCACGAGATAGCCACGGGTGGCATTGCGACCAGGATAAGGACCGCTGAGTTGTGGGCTGGTGTCTGCAGGGCGGAACAAGGCCGGCAACTGCTTCACGCTCTTCTGTGCGGCATCGAGATTTTCTAGGATGGTATAGATGTCGTGGCTCATTCGCGGTCTTCTTTGAGATAGGCCTTCATCATCCAGCCATGCTTGCCTTGTGCATCGATGCGGCTGGCCAGGAAGTCCATGATGCCTTGCTGATTCTCTGCTTCGGCGGATGCAAAGCAGGTGTTGAGAAGATCGATCAAGGTCTGATTGTCGGCCAAGAGTTCTGTGAGCATGAGTCGGGCCCTGGGCACTCGAGTCTGTCCTGGTATCTGTGTGAGTTCAGCGAAACGCTCAAAACTGCCCGGGGTGTAGTCGCCCAGGATGCGGATGAATTCGGCTGTTTGGTCTATGCCGTTCTCAAACACTTCGTCATAGATTTTGCGGAAGAATTTGTGCAGTTGGCCAAAGTCTGATCCCTCCACGTTCCAGTGGAAGAACTGGGCCTTGATCACATAGGCATACTGTGTGGCCAAAAGTGTTTTCAAATCATCCGCGAGCATGTTGTTTCCGTTTCTGTACAGGTGCACTGTTCTGATATTTAGCAGGTTTTGCTGATAGTTGTCGGCTTATCATCGTGCCCAGGGGCTGCGCCACCACGGCCATGGCGCCTGCGGTAGTGGTGCCTGCTAACGATTCTTCTCTTAGGAATTCATGTGCTCTCATCTTCGATCCAGATAGTGCTGCCTTTTTTGATCCATGTGGCAGGACCATGTTCGATCCTGTGATTCCTGGTACGGAACTGGCTAAGACTGGGTCCCACAGACTCTACCCTTACGGCATATTTGCCTGGCTCAGCCTGGATCTGCAATATCTCCTGCAAGTGCTGATCGGTCCAGATCCAGGTACGTTCCGTGAAAAGTTCGTCGTTCACGAACACCCTGTACACAGGAGGCAAGCCTTCCCAGTCACAGTCGATGTCAAACACAGCGCGAACGTAAACAGTTTCCACGCTGTATTTATGGGTAGATTATGTTCGGAGTTCGCGCGGTTGGCCCACCAACACATTGGCGTCGCCGTATTGCTGGCGCACGATCCTGCGAGCCTGCTCCGGATTGCGGGCCATCACGGTGCTGTCCATGTGCTGGGTGTAGCCTTTTTGTTTAAGACGCAGCCGCACTGCATAGGTTTTTAACTTTGCAGTGTGGCTGAGGAAATCCTGTGCTCGCATGTTAGAACTGTGGAGGAGGAGGTGGCCGTGGAGCCGACACAGCAGGTGGCGGCGGCGGAGGGGGCGCTTTGGCGGCATTGTTGGCTGCTGTGTTGGCAGCATTGGCCAGATTTATGCCGGTCATGGCAGCATCTTTGCCTGTGCCTGCCAGCATGATACCACTGAGAGTGCCGGTCAAGAACGTGGCGATGGGGATGATCAGTTCAAAGAACTTGGCATCAATGGGGCTCATGGCATTCAAGGGCTGTGTGACAAAGATGATAGAATACAATACCACGAACACGATGCCGATCAAGGTCAGGGCCAGGCAAATACCAATGAAGAACTTGAGGCGTATCATGAGTTCTTCTTCGGTGAAGCGTTTGCGTGGAGGTGAGTCCTTTAGTATTTTCTCACCTAATCTTTGCCAAAAATTCATCTACATTCTCCTTTGGGTGCCGGTGCTGACACAGGTGCAGCCGGGGGTAATTTGATTGCGTTGTCTTCTTTGAAGATATGGTCAGGGCAGTCCCGATTCACTTCGCAGATAGGCCGTTTGCATTCGGCCTTGTCCCAGTTTGCGGGATCTTGGCAAGGATAGCGGAACTGTTGACTGCATCCTGACAAGATAACGGTGGTCAAAACAATGGCGGCGTATTTCATATGTGTGTACTTATCAATTGCTCAAAGGATTATCTAGTGCTTTTTTGATCTTGTCATCCACTTCTTTCCGCAGTTCACGCACGTCTTTGTCAGTTTCGCGCTGTGCAATCTTTGAATCACGCTCCACCTGTTCTACGATCTTTTCTATCCTGCGGATATCTTGCTTCAAGTTGGTGTTGATATCG